TAGATAGCACCAACAGTGATAGCGTAGGCACGAGCAGCTTCTAGAGTTACTGAGTGGTTCATACGGATACGCTCTAGCTTACGAGCGATAACAGCAGCTTCAGTTTCAGCTTGATCAGCAGAACCGTAAGCACGTTTACCTTGAACGTCTTCTGGCTTAACAGCATCGTCCATTGGGAAGTGCGGGATAGCGAATGAACGTAGAGCACGAGTGTCGCTCTTAGCTACGTTGTTACGCTCACCACGGATTTTGTCGGTAACTAGACCGAGAGTACCTTCGCTGGATTCAACGGTAACGCTGTGTTGAGCTACGCCTTCTTCACCGAATAGACCTAATTCGTTGATTAGACCCCACTTATTAGGAACTAAGAGTAGTTCTTCAGTGTAATCGACTAGCTCAAATGGTTTTTCAAAACTACGAGTTTGCATTATAATTTCCTTGTTTTATTGTTCGGTAATCTTAGATATTAAACTGCATCGTTGCAGAGAATACCCTTGGCTTCTAGAGCAGCATATACAGCAGCTAATTCAGCATCAGTATTGTAGGTTGCATCTAGAATTAGACCAGCCTTGGATACGATAGCAGGACCACGTACTAGGCATAGAACCTTGGTATCAGTAGTAGCAGCAACAGTTTGCTCAACCATTACGATTGCATCAGCAACTTGTGAACCGTCTTCTGCGGTTTGTACGGCAATTTTGTATTTACCGCCAGTGGTAACTTTACCGAGAACAGTACCGGGAACTAAATCAGCAGCAGTACCATTATAGGTAACAGCTACACGGCAGTAGGCAGATTCAGGGAAGAGTTCTTGTTTAACAACGTTAGAAAGACGTTTTGCTTCAGTGGCAATTAGAGTCATTTTATTTTCCTTTTAAGATTACTTAACTTGCTTGGCTTTTAATAGCTTTGCCACAGCAGATTCTTTTACAACGGTTTCTTCTTGAGTAGAAGCACCTTTTTCTACGAACATCTCAGATGTTTCAACAGTAGTCATCATAGCTTCCATAGCTGCGAGGAATGCTGTAAAGTCATCTTCGGATTCTAGTGATAGAGCAGCCTTAGCGATTGCTTCTACTTTGCTTTCGTCTTTCACGATAGCTTTAACTTTTTCAGTTTTCGCTTTATTGATAGCTTCTTTTTTCTCAGCTTCAAATGCAGCGATTGTTTCCATAGCTTTTTGTAGTTGTACCTTTTGCTCGTCTAGAGCTTTTTGCACAAGTTCAAATTGAGCTTTTTCAACGGTTTCGACTTTTACTTCGTCTTCCATCTTAGATTTCTCCAATTCTTCTTTGTTAACAGAGGTAGACACCCCTTCAATATTCTCAACGCCAGCGTTTGTTGAGGTATCATTACCGTCTGCGAAAGCAGCAGGTGCAGATTCTTGTGTAGCCTTCTCAATTGATTCAAGAGCTTTTTCAATACGTTCTTGATCATTAAGCATTGCTAGATATTCTGTTTCATCTAATTCTGATAGAACTTCTGATAGACTCTCTGCATCATTAGCAGATTTTAAAACTTCAAAAGCTTCTAATTTGGACTGGATGTAATCTTCATAATCCTGTGTTTTAACTTCTTCAGTCATCTCAGGTTTCTCATAACCCATCATACGAGCCAAAACTTCTGCGTCCTCGTAATATACGGAAAAGAATTTGCGTAGGAAATCAGGTAGTTCCATAGTTACACGAACTTGTTGCATTTTCTGTACAAACTCTTCGCTGAATTTATTAGATTTTAATACAAGTGCATAATCATGTGTATTAGCTGGACCACCTTGAGATTTAGAAGTAAGGGCTACGTGAGCACCTTCTTTTTCAAAACTAATATCAGATAGTTTTCTTTTAGCTTTACGTTGTGTTGCCATTATTCATCCTCTTCGATTGATTCGACAGATGCTAAAGCACCAATACTCAAACCATTGATTTCACCAGACTTGATTAATTCCCAAAGATTGTCATCTAAGGATTGAATAGTTGCTAACCAAGTGCCTTTTTTTACAAATTTATCACCCAGTACAAAATCACTAGGGCAGCAGTAGCTTTCACAAAACTCGAAAGTATCGGTTTCAACTAAATGAAACAAGTTAGCCTTCATGCTATATTTATTAAAGTTATGACAGGCTTTACGAACTTCTGCTTCACTGGTTACATCACCATGAGCATCAACTTCTTCTGGAACCATAACTATAAATGTAGCTTGCTTTAATTCTTCATCAACTGCTTTTGTAACGGGTAGTTTAACTCCCGGTAAGATATCCTCTGAATTTACCTCATCATCGGCAATCTCTTTAATATAACTCTTTAGAATATCTTCTTGTTTTAAAACACGCCTAGCAAAGGCTAAACCTGCAGAACCACCCCAAAGTAACCAAGCGATAGTACCAGCAGTAGGTCCACCATCGGCTTCTTTTTTCTTGGGTGCATAGTTCTTTTCGTGTCTACTGAAGAAAGCATACATTCTTTTTACGGTGTCTAAGCTAAGATTACCATTAATGATATCTCTTGCTCTTGCTACACCAGAACCTACACCTTCACTTTTAGCTTGAGAAGCATCTAGTCCACCACGATTCCATTTCTCTCGTAGTGCTAAACCTCTTCTTGCATTATTTCGCATTGCATCTGTGGGAGCAAAACTTTTAGCTTTATTAACTGTTTCCATGCTCACCTCTTAATAATAGTATTTAAACATAATTATACCATAAAATTATTAGAAAATCAAGTGTAATATCATAAGTAATAATTTTTATTATGATTTAATCCCAAAATCTAACTCTAATTCTGAAGGTTTTAAACTTGCTGGTCCTGTACTATTAATCCACAGGTTTACTGTAATATCGTTACTTCTTGCTTGAGAGATTAAAGTATTAAAAAGTTCTTTTGTTTCTATAATTTGTTTTTCTATGTCAGTCATTTTGACTCCAAAATTTTATTTATTAAAGTTTTTAAATCGTCAAGTTCTTTTCTTAAGTTTTGATTATCTTCTTTAATTTTTTTGATATCATCTTCATGTAAGTTAACACCCTCAACTAACAAAGGTGTAATACGATCATAATTAATTGTCAGGTAATCAAAACCCTTATCAGAGATTTTAGCCCCTGCTTTATTAATGGTAACAGCATCAGGTAGTCTTCGCTGAACATGTTGTGCGATTAAACCAATCTCTTCTTTACCAACAGGGATTGTATCACCAATCTCAGCAACTTTTGCGTTCCAATTAAATCTGTAAGCATTAAAAGAACCGAGGATTTCTAGTGCCTCTCTATCAATCTTTTGTAGATTTTCTTTAAGACGCTCATCAGACCAATAAGCTGTAACGTTTCCGGGGAAGTATCCATTACCTGCTTGCACATAAAAACGCCAACCAGTGCTGTTCCTATGCAACCCGTAAGTATCATCGTTCATCATGAGTGTTGTACCACCAAACTCAATACCAGCCCACCCATTACGACTTCCCTCAATCTTCCATGCACCATAACTACCATTGTTAGGGTAAAAGTAAGCGCCATTTAACTGGCTATATAAACCTGAATGGTTGGGCATTTCAAGCCATTCGCGTGAATAGCTACGACCTGATGAATCAAACGTACCGTTGATATTTCTATTAATTGTTGAAGGTAAACTCAGTGTGATTGCACCTGTTGATGCTGAAGCTGTGATTTGATTGGCAGTACCTGCAATTGAAGTTACGCCACCACCCGAACCACTAGATGCAGCAGTCAATCTACCTTGTGCATCAACAGTAATATTTGCATTTGTGTATGATCCCGAAGTTACAGTTGTGTTTGTTAAGGCAATTGTACCGCTTGTTGTAATTGTACCACCAGATAAACCTGTACCTGCAACAACAGAAGTAACTGTACCTGTGTTTGCTGTAGCACCTGCAGCAATATTATCAAGTTTAGATGCATATGCGCTAGACATATAACCATCTGCTGTTGAGTTTGCAGCAGGAATTGAAAGTGAAGGAGTACTACCACCAGAACTAACCAGTGGGGAAGTAGCACCTACAGATGTTACTGTACCTGCATTACTAGTATAACCATTTGGATTACTTGCCAGATAAAAAGCTGAAGCGTGATTACCATCTAAGAAGTCTGCATCTAAGCCGCTACCTGTTCCATCTACATTTTTAATGGATGTTAGTAATTGTGTATCTGTGATATCACCAATGTTGCCACCAACAGAAGTAACGGGAGCAGAAGCTGCAGCAGTTGTAAAAGCATCAATGTTACCATCTGCTTTCTTAAAATATAATTTACTATCGGTATAGTTAATCGCTAATTCACCGAAATCCAAATCACCAGCTACAGGAGCTTTAGCAGCTACAGAGGACTTCTTTAATATAATTTTGCTTGCCATATGCAATCCTTAAAAAAGGTAAAAGAAAAGGGCGGTAAAAACCGCCCGTTAATTGTTATTAATTTAGTATGTACCACCGTCAATGTCAGCCCAAACAGGAACACCACTGCCGTTAACTTGTAATACTTTACCATTAGTACCAATAGTTAGTTTAGCTAAACTATTAATACCATTAGAATAG